CGGCCATCAGGACATAACGCTTGTCCATCAGTATCTCCAGATGGTCACATCGACCACCCAAAGGCACAGACAGAACTGGCCTTGGTGAATTCCGCACACAAACAGCGGCCAGCGGTGCGTGAACCACTCCACGTCAAACTGCCAGCCTCGCTTCATGCTTTCACCTTTTCCAAGCCTTGCTTCAGGTAATGCAGAACCTGGGCAGACAGGCTGCGGGTGTTGCGCTCGGCCTCGGCCTTGAGCTTGGCCATGATGTCGTCCGGCAGGCGAACGGTCACGTATTGGCGTTTGTTTCCAGTGGTCATTCCACGATCTCCCAGTCTTCGGATAAGCAGTCGTTGACACTTGGCACCCAAGTGCTCACGGTGTTGTTCACGTTCTTGATGGCCATGTAGGCGTTGTATGGAACGAGCGCATCAGATCCGAAGTGACTCTTGGCCACGCCAGTCTGTGCAGGGTAAGCATTGGCTGGCACGTAGTACACGAACATGCCTTTGCCGTTCCATCCTTTGCGTGCGACCTTCTGGCCAGTCTTGAGTGATTCGATTGCCTGGCCAAACGTCATGCCTTCGCATGGACGGTAAGCGCGGTCAAAAACGTCGGCAGGCGACCAGCTCACGTAACCGGCGTAATGGTCGGTGTTGCCTTTGCCGCCATCCACGTATTCGACAAGGTAACCCTCATCTGCACCGTTCTCGTCGGCTGGCAAAGTCCAGCATCGGAAGTCGTTGTATGCCTGCCGTGTCATCGGCTTGGCGTTGATCAGTTTGGTTCCAATGTAGCGTTTCATGCCGCCTCCTGCGCTTCTTCAAACATGTCGGCTGTGGCACCAGCGCCAGCCATCTCGACCGGAATGCCGCTTGTCAGCAGGCTCACCAGATCGTCCTGGCCAGCCACCTCGATGTCAAAGCGTGTCTGGGCGGCGTGCCGGATGGCCTGCGCCTGGTTGCCTGCGCGAATCAGGCGGTGCTTGTTGGTCTCCACGTCGGTGACCAGGTAAATGCGTGTGCTCATGGTTGCTCCTCAAAATTTCCAAGTGGCTGCTTTGACTGCCCACATCTGGCCAGCCTGAATTTCCGTGATGGCTAAACTCGCCATCCGTGCGATCTCAGCGTTTGGCTGATTGGTGCGCAGCTCGTGAATCTCGTCGATCAGGTCTGCGCACTTGCGTTTGATGGCTTCGACCGTTGGGTCTCCACTTGGGTTGAATGTCAGGCCGACGGCCTTCTCTCCAAAAGTCAGTTGACGTTGTTCGTGCATGGTTGCTCCGTTGTGGTTGATGAATCGAAAAGGTCTGGTGGCCCTTCAAGAAGGACTCGGGTTTCGTCTTGCACCAGCTTGGCCAGCTGCGAGACTTCTTGCGCGGTGGGGTAGATGGTCACGCTGCAGGTCAGCGCAATCACTCCACCGTCACGCGGTGCGATGCTGAACTTCTTGATCTCAGCACCGACAAACTTCTGGCTGCCGATCTCAGCCGTGGCCGACGACACCAGATTGCCGTACTGCACCGGCGTCAGCCAGAGATTGCGGACGATCAGGGCATTGGTATCACCTCGCCACAAGAAAGCCTCCAGGGCGTCGTCAAAGTACCCGCACAGCGCTCTGTCGATGCCTTTGATTTCCATCTTGATGTCCACAGCTAGAATCTTCTCGTCTTCCGGCCCTTCCTTGCGCACGTTGAGGTGCTTGATCGCTGCCGACCCAGACACCTTAAACGGTGGCCGCTTTGGTTGTTGCTCTTCCATTTTTGTCTCCATCAGAAGGGAATATCGTCATCCATGTCGTCAAACCCAGAGCCTTGCGGTGCTGGCGCTGGACGTGATTGTGGCGCACTTTGCGGCTTTTGTGTTGGTTTGTGGTCTGAATTGTCAGAGACAAATTCCAGATCGGCTAAGCGTGCCACCATCTTGGTGTTCTGCGTGCCGTCGCCTTTGGTGTAGGTCTGCAGGTGCACGTCCTCCAGGTACGCCACGATCTGCTTGCCCTTGAGCAGGTAAGGTGCCATCGGCTCGGCGCGTTGGCCCCAGATCGAGGCATCGACCCACTGCGTTGGGCGTTTTCCGTCCTCGCCCTTCTTTCCGTAGGTGAACGCCAGCGAGACATTGGCCACGGCCGTGCCTCCTGGTGTAAATCGCACCTCAGCGTCTTTGCCGATGCGTGCCAGTCCTTGTGCTTTCATGCTTGCTCCTTCAGTTTGTAAACCCGAACAACCCGAGCGTGGGCTGATGGGTGGGTTGCTTGACAGTATCCAATCGGCTCGAAGGCGTCACCCCTCAAAACCGCACCCCAGGTGTTGTGGTGAAAATCGTCAGGCAGATCGATCAGCTGCCGAACGTCGTTGATGGTCACCTTGCCGGATTGCTTGGCAATCCAGATGGCCATGTCGCGTGCCTTGGCGATCCAGTCCTCTCGGCCAATGGACACCGCGGCGATGCCAGCGTCTCGAAGGTCGCGGCCTTTCATGCTGCATCCTTGTAAGACTGGATGAACTCGACCTCGCGCTCGATGTCCCCGAGGAACTTGAGCACCTCGATCTCCAGTTCCTTGATGGCCTTCTCGTCGCGCAAAACCCGGCGAATGATGAGCTGTGCGTTCTCTGGAAAGTCTGGGTTGTAGGACACGAAGTCGCACCACTCACGCTCGGCCACCCAGAGCTGGCCCTGCACCTGCCATCGGTAAGCCGTCGGGCACTTGCCTGGCTCAAGCCGCAAGTATTCCAGGTGGGTCTTTGGCATCGGGCACTTGTATTCGGTCATGCCGTCTTTGCCAACCAGGCCATCAGGGCTGACCCCGACCTGCAGCGTGTCGTGCATGCAAAACCCGATCTCGGTGACAAACTGGCCTGTGTGGGCCTCGTATGCCGACCGGGCGAAAGGCTCGCGCTCGGTTCCCTGCTCCATGGCAAAGGTTGTCTTGAACTCTTCGCGCACCCCGGTGATGCGCTCCAAGGCCAATGCGGTCAGGTAAGTGGCGCGGGTTGCCCCGCCTCCCTTGGCCATGATGTCGCTGAACTTAGAGCCGGATGGCACACCGACGCGTGCCTGCTTCCACTCTTCGGTGCCTTGATCTGCAGTGATGACTCTCATGCTTGCTCCCCTGTTGCTTTGAAGATGGCGGCTTTGCATTTCTCTATGTACGGCTGGTCATCGCTTAGAGCTGCTTTGCACGCCTCCAGCAGATCAGGCGCAGCGGCGATCAGGCGGGCGTTGGCTTCATGCCGTCCCTCGACCGTTCGCAGGTAGACGCTGCAAACATCGACCGGGCCGCGCCCAAAACCGTTATCTTCAATTCCCGTAATGTCGCCTTGGCCTTCGTGCGTCCACGGCCCCGGTGTGTGATTGCTCATGCTGCCACCTGCTCGTCTGCGGTCTTGGCGGCCTTCTTAAGTGCTGGCCCTTGGGCTTGCCAGAACGCGGCCTTGTGTGCCGACTTGGGCAAAGCCTGGAACGCTGCGGCTAGGGCTTCGCTGCCTTGCAGGGCGGCTTCACGCATGGCTGGCAGGGTGGCTGCCTCAAACTCACCGTAACCGGCCACAGGCGCTGGTGTGCGCTTGCTGGCGGCGTTGCCATCGTCGTCCTCTGGGGCAATACCGCAAGCAGCCATCAGGCTGTAGCGGCGTGCGTAGGTCAGGGCGCTTCCGTAACCCTGGGCGTCGTGCTTGACCGCTGGCACGTGCAGCTTGCCTGCCGAGAAGATTTCCCCAGACTCGTGGACAAAGACCGTCTCGACCATTACGCCAGCTTCGCATTCGTGGGTCTGCTGAACCAGGGCAATGCCGTTGTCGTTGAGGGAATCCATCACCGCCTCGACGCACGCTGCCAGGTCGGCGTAGCGGCTTTTGAAGTGTGGGTTGCTGGATGACTTGAGGGCTGGGCCAAAGGCTTTCTGGGCCTTGACCAATGCGGCGGCGATCTCTTTCATGCTGTTGTCTCCTGGTTCAAAGTTTTGGTGATTGCGTTGATCAGTTCCTGGGCCTGCGCTGGTGTCAGGTCTATGCGGCAGCTTCCGCCTCGGATGTGCAGGCCAAGCGAGATGTGCTCCTCGTTTTGGCTGACGATGGCGGCATTGCCGTCCACCGCGTTTATGTAAAAGTTGTCTTGCATCGTGTTTACCTTTCGTGGGTGGTTGTTGGTGAAACGAATCATACACCATAAAAACAAAATTTTATATTCCCTCGAAAAAATAATTTTATAGGCGCTGTGATTTTCTGTTATAGTCCACCACCATGAACAAAGACGATCAGTATTACGAGCAGGTCTATGCCTTCGCGCACAAGCAAGCTGGCAGCTACACCAAGCTGGCCAAAGCCCTGGGCGTGCCCAATGGCCCGGCTGTCCAAGCCTGGGCGCGGAATGGCGTGGCCCACAAGTGGCGGCCAGTGCTGGAAAAGAAGTTTGGCGCGGCCTTCCGAAAGTCCTTGAGCGACCTGGTCGTCTGAGGTAAAGTGATGCAAGACCCGGCTAGGGTGGGAGTAGCTACCCACTCGAAAAGCGAACCTCCCGCCTGCCGTAAGTCTTTCTGGAGGGTTTGCGAGGAAGTGCAATGCACTATTACAAAAGAAACCTAGGCGACTACGCCAAAAAATGCGGACGGCTGTCCATGTTGCAGCACGGTGCGTACACGCTTCTGATTGATTCGTGCTACGACCGTGAGAAGTTCCCAACGCTTGAAGAAGCCATCGAGTGGACTTGGGCCAGTACTGATGCCGAAGTTGAGGCGGTAAAGTTTGTGCTCAGCCGGTTTTTCAAACTGGCTGACGATGGCCAATATGTGCAAGACCGCATACTGGCAGAACTGCTGGACTACCACGCCAAGGCCGATAAAAACAAACAGATCGCCCTTGACCGTGAAACGAAGCGTCGTGAGAAAAGCACGAATCGTGCACCAAGCGTTAACGAAGCTCCACCTAACCATGAACCAATAACCATAAACCAAGAACCAGTAACCAAGAAACAGGAGACAGGAAAGCAGCGCGGTTCGCGCTTGCCAGCAGACTGCCTTCTACCGACTGACTGGTTTCACTTTTGCAAACAGGAACGCCCAGACCTTGTGCCCAAACAGGTGTTCGACGAGTTCAGGGATTACTGGATCGCCCAGCCTGGCCAGAAAGGCGTCAAGACTGATTGGGATGCAACCTGGCGCAACTGGGTGAGGCGACAGAACCAAGCCCGGACGGCTGGACGCAATGAGCACAAGCACGCTGCGGCTTCTCGCGCAATCTTTGACGGGGTGTTCGACGATGAATAACCTCGCTGAAATGGCAAGCCAGGCCATCCAGAATGCTGGCCAACACCCCGCACCACGTGGCGACAACCCGACGATCCGCAAGTTGTTTCTGGTCTTGCACGGGTCTTACGGCAGCCTGTTCACAACCAAGTTTTCCACAGGCGAGCGCGACGCCAACGGCAAGGACAAGGGAATCCGAGCTGCCATGCTGGTCTGGGAATCGACCCTGGCCAAGTATCAACCGGACACCATCGAGACTGCCGCCAAGCGCCTGACCGAGGTTTGTCCAGAGTTCCCGCCGAACCTTCCACAGTTTGAATCGATCTGCAAAGCCGTGATGCCGCGCAAGACCTTCAGCGACGACCATCCGCGCAGGCTGCCACCGCCAGAGGAAAAGCCAATCGGCCCGGTGGAGTTTGTGGCCATGAACGACGGGAGAGACTGGGCGAGAAAGATTCTGGCCAGGCAGGCAGCTGGTGCGCGAATCAGCGCAGGCAGCGTTGACATGGCCAAGAAGGCGCTGCGCCTCCAGGAGGGAGAATGACATGCCAGCAATGCGAATCATCGAAACAACGGCCGCACAGTGGGGCGTATTCGTTCAAATGCGTGGAGTGCTGCTCAAGGCTGGTACTCAGCACCAGGCCAGACAAGCGCCTGGCTGCGGCCATGCTGGCGGCCATCGAGCGCTTTCCAGACAACCCTGGCCGGGAGCGCATCTTGGAGTGCGTGCGCCAGACCTTGACGAAACCCCTCTCAGCGCCGACGAGTGCTGGATCGCAGTCCGGGAGTGCTTGACATGACCGACCGCATAAAGATCACGCTGTTCGAGCCAGTCCAGGCTCACAAAGTCCTGACGCAGCAGATCTGGCCGCTGATCAAGGCGTCCCTGATGGCTGGCCACCGGATGGTCGTTGAGGTCAGGAAAGAAACGCGCAGCCTGGAACAAAACAGAAGGCTTTGGGCCATGCTGACCGACGTCAGCAAGCAGGTGAACTGGTACGGCAGAAAGCTGACCCCAGAAAACTGGAAGGACGTGCTGACCGCTGCCTTGACAAAGCAGGACGTCGTTCCAGGCATCGATGGCGGCTTTGTTGCCTTAGGAAAGTCCACCAGCAACATGACCAAGCCCGAGATGTGCGAGCTTCAAGAACTGATCGAGGCCTTCGGTGCGCAGCAAGGCGTGAAGTTCACCGCGCCAGAGTTCATCGACCCTGACACCGGAGAGATCACATGACGACGCAACTGGTCCGAGACTCCATGAAGCTCATGGCCGATGCAGGCATTGACATTGTGGACATCAAATGGTTTGACCTTAGCGGCGGATTCACCGATCAGCAACGCGCAGACCTGGACCCAGTGATGACGCACAGACCGCCATTTGATAAATGCTTTGTGGTTTGGAAAGGAAAGACCAAAACCCACGCCAGCTACGAAGTGCTGATGCTGGTGGCTGGAAATGACCCAGAGGACGGAATCACCGTCTCAATGTGGAAAGGACCAACCGGAACCAGGCTTCGGCCAATCCCGGCCATGTTTTACTTCATAGAAGGCGACCAAATCCGCTACGGCGCTGTCAATGATGACGAACTGGTGGACAAGGAGTTGGCAGAATTGATGCTAGCGCAGGTCGGCGTTTGGTACGGCCTGATGGATCGTCGAATCGAGGCATACATTCCAACAGTGCGCGACACCTTTACAAACCGAAGGAAAATGCAGCAAGGCAAAGCACCAACCTACGACTGGACGACGGTCTACATTGAGCCTGCAAAACCCCGATCGGACAGCAAAGGCGGCACACACGCATCACCCAGGCTGCACGACCGCAGAGGACACCTTCGCAGGCTGACCACCGGGAAAAACGTCTGGGTTAAGGCCTGCAAGGTCGGTGACGCCAGCAAGGGCGCAATTTTTCACGACTACAAGATCGAGGCAGTATTATGATCGGCACGAAGCACGACGGAAAGAAACCACGCTGGAGTCTTCTGCCTGTCGGAACAGTTCAACAGATCATTGCCGTGCTCGAGTTCGGCGTAGCAAAGTACACCGAGAACAACTGGCAGCACGTTGATCGAGGCCCAGAGCGTTACTACGACGCCTTGATGCGGCACGTACATGCCTGGCGCGATGGTGAGAAGAACGACCCGGAAAGCGGCCTGCACCACCTGGCCCACGCTGGATGCTGTTTGCTTTTCATGCTTTGGCTGGACGACAGGGGCGTCAAATGACCAAGCCAGCCAAGTGCAAAGTCTGCCAGTGCACCTACACCAAGACCCGGCCACTGCAAACGGTGTGCAGCCCAACATGCGCCCTTGTGTTGGCAAGAAAAGCCACGGAGAAGTCCCAAGCCAAGGAGCAGGCCAAAGACCGCAAGGAAACCCGCCAAAAGCTGGACGCCATGCAAACCAAGCCGCAGCTGACCAAGAAAGCGCAGACGGCCTTCAACGCATTCATCCGGGCAAGGGACGCGGGTAAACCCTGCATTTCCTGCGGTACGCCACTGAGCAACGAGCCGAACACCTACGATGCTGGACACTACCGATCGGTCGGCAGCGCACCGAACATGAGATTCGTCGAGGAAAACTGCCACGGCCAATGCAAGCACTGCAATAACTACTTGGCCGGGAACCATGTGGAATACCGCAAGCGCCTGGTCGAACGGATCGGCCTGCAAGCCGTTGAAAGCATCGAGAGCGATAACACTGTGCGCAAATACTCTCACGAAGGCCTGATCGAACTGGCCAAACACTATCGGGCGGCAGCGCTCGCAACCAAGAAAGGTAAATCATGAAAGCCATCATCATCCTCGCCATCACCTTGGCCGCCACCTTTGCCCAGGCACAGACCACCACCCGGTGCGTCAAGAACTGGGATGGCAGCGTTACCTGCACCACCACCCGCAACGGCGGCTTTTGACCAAGGCCATAAAAATGAAACTTCCAGACACACTCGAAGCCATCCAGATCGATGCGCTCATACCTTACGCACGCAACAGCCGGACACACAGCGACGCGCAGGTGGCCCAGATCGCGGCATCCATCAAGGAATTCGGATTCACCAATCCGGTGCTGATTGATGGGGGGGGGGGAATCATTGCCGGACATGGCCGAGTGCTCGCTGCACGCAAGTTGGGCCTGACCGACGTGCCGTGCATCCGACTCGACCACCTGACCGACGCGCAAAAACGCGCTTACGTCATTGCCGACAACAGGCTGGCGCTGAACTCCGGATGGGACACCGAAATGCTGAAGGTTGAGTTTGCCGACCTGCAGGAGCTTGGTTTCGACCTGGAGCTGACCGGCTTCGACCTGGATGAGATCAAGGAGCTGCTGGCACCCGTTGGCACGGAAGGCCTGACCGACCCCGACGATGCCCCACCGCTGCCTGAGAACCCGCGCACCGTGCCCGGTGACATTTGGGTGATGGGTAAGCACCGCCTCCTGTGTGGCGACAGCACAAGCGTCAGCGACCTGGAAAAGCTCACCGACGGCCAGCTGGTGGACATGTGGCTGACCGACCCACCTTACAACGTGGCCTACGAGGGCAAGACCAAGGACGCCCTCAAGATCAAGAACGACGAGATGGGCGACGACCAATTCCGCCAGTTCTTGCGCGATGCTTACACGGCAGCCGACATGGTGATGAAGCCCGGTGCTGTGTTCTACATCTGGCATGCAGACTCAGAGGGCTATAACTTCCGAGGTGCCGCCCAGGACGCAGGATGGAAAGTCCGCCAGTGTTTGATCTGGAAAAAGTCCTCGATGGTCATGGGCCGCCAGGACTACCACTGGAAGCACGAGCCTTGCCTGTACGGTTGGAAGGAAGGAGCCGGGCACCTCTGGGCAGCCGACCGCAAGCAGACCACCATCCTGGAGTTCGAGAAGCCATCCCGCAACGGAGAGCACCCGACCATGAAGCCGGTGGCCTTGTTCGAGTACCAGCTCCTGAACAACACCAAGGGCGGCGATCAAGTCCTGGACAGCTTCGGAGGCTCCGGCACCACCCTGATCGCAGCCGAGAAGAACGGCCGCGTCGCTCGCCTGATGGAACTCGACCCGAAGTATTGCGATGTGATCGTGAAGCGGTGGCAGGATTTCACAGGCAAAATAGCAATTCACGCAGAAACTGGCGAACCTTTCGCGGAGGTTACAAATGGCAAAAACACCTGAAAAATCCACCCGACTGCCTAAAAAAGAGGCAGTTCAACCCAAAAAGAACGGCGGCGCACGTCCTGGCGCTGGTCGCAAACCCTTTGAACCGACCGATGCCGAGCGAAAGCAGGTGGAGGCAATGTCGGGTTACGGCGTGCCGTTTGAGCAGATCGCGGCCCTGATTCGGGAAGGCATCTGCATCGACACCTTGCGCGACAAGTTCGCCACCGAGCTGGTGAACGGCAAGGCCAAGGCCAACGCCCAGATCGGCAAGGGCATCTTCCAGAAGGCCATGGCAGGCGACACGACCGCGCAGATTTGGTGGTCTAAGTGCCAGATGGGCTGGAAAGAACCGCCCAGGCAGCTGGAGCACACCGGAGCCAACGGCGCACCGATTGCCGTGGCCACCCTAGACGTTTCCCAACTTGGCACCGAGGTGCTGGCGCAGATCATGGCCGCAAAAGATGCAACTGACGCAAGCTGACCTGCTGGCCATTGAGCGCGAACTGTGCAAGCGCAGCCTGGCCGAGTTTGCCAAGCGTGCCTGGCGCGTGCTTGAACCGGCTGCCCAACTGAAGTGGGGCTGGGCGCTGGATGCTATCTGCCTGCACCTGGAAGCCGTGACCAAGGGCGAAATCACCCGCCTGCTGATGAACGTGCCGCCCGGCTCCATGAAGTCCCTGCTGACCGGCGTCATCTGGCCAGCCTGGGAATGGGGGCCAGTTGGCCTTCCTGAGATGCGCTTTGTGGGTACGGCCCACGAGGAGCAGCTGGCAATCCGTGACAGCCGACGCTGCCGCGATCTGATCAAGTCCGAATGGTTCCAGAAGCTGTGGCCGCTTGACCTGCTGGCCGACCTGGACGGAAAGCGAGAGTTCGGGAATACCCGCAAGGGCATCCGACAGGCCAGAGCCTTCACCAGCATGACCGGCGTGCGCGGCGACCGCGTCATCCTGGACGACCCGATCAGCGCCGACAACGCCAACAGCGCGGCCAAGCTGGAGGCCGCACGCATTGCTTTCACCGAGACTCTGCCGACCCGAGTCAACTCCGACAAGTCGGCCATTGTTGTCATCATGCAACGCCTGAACGAGAAAGACATTTCCGGCGTCATCAAAGAAATGGGCCTGCCTTACACGCATCTGTGCATCCCGATGCGCTTTGAGCCTGAGTTCCGGTGCACCACCAGCATCGGCTGGACTGACCCGCGCACCGTGGAAGGCGAGCTGATGTTCCCCGAGCGCTTTGGTGAGACGCAGGTTTCTGAACTGGAAAAGACCCTGGGAACCTACGGCACGGCTGGCCAGCTCCAACAGCGGCCAGCACCCCGAGGCGGCGGCATCATCAACACCGACTGGTTCGGCTACTGGTCGCACGTCCCGCAGCTTGAGTTCCGCTTCATCACCGTGGACACGGCTCAAAAGACCGCCGACCACAACGACTGGTCTGTGCTGCAGTGTTGGGCGCGCTCATCCATTGGCAAGGCCGTCAAGCTCGACCAGATTCGCGGCAAGTGGGAAGCGCCAGAGCTGCTGGTGCAGGCCCGTGCCTTTTGGCTCAAGCATCTGAACGACCCGAGGCCGCTGGCCAACGCGGCCACCATGCGCGGCATGTACGTCGAGGACAAGGTTTCAGGCACCGGCCTGATTCAGACCCTGCGCAGGGAAGGCCTGCCGGTCATTGCCGTGCAGCGCAACAAGGACAAGATCAGCCGAGGTTACGACGCGGCACCGTTCATCGAGACCGGAAACGTGCTGCTGCCGCAGGACGCGCCTTGGCTTTCCGACTTCTTGGCCGAGGTTGCGGCATTCCCGTCAGGCGCTCACGACGACCAGCTTGACCCGATGTTTGACGCGATCAACCTGGTGCAGCGCCTACCGGCAAACAAGGCGGCGATGGTCAAACCATTGCCTACCGTGTCGAAATGGTGAGAAAATACTTGAAACGAGGGCAAAAATATGGCACGCATTTCCAAAGAGCAGCGACTGGCGAATCTCCACGCAGAAGCGCTCTCACAGTTTGACAACGTCCAAACGGCGCTGCGTGACGAGCGCCTTCAGTGCTTGCAAGACCGGCGCTTTTACTCGCTGGCCGGTGCTCAATGGGAAGGCCCACTCTGGGACATCTACGAGAACAAGCCCAAGTTCGAGGTGAACAAGATCGCCCTGGCTGTCATGCGCATCATCTCGGAATACCGCAACAACCGCATCACCGTGGACTTTGTGTCCAAGGACGGCGCGGAGAACGACAAGCTGGCCGACACCTGCGATGGCCTGTACCGTGCCGACGAGCACGACAGCGTGGCCAACGAAGCCTACGACAACGCATTTGAAGAGGCCGTCGGCGGTGGCTTTGGTGCTTGGCGTCTGCGCACCACCTACGAGGACGACGAGGACGAGGACAACGAGCGCCAGCGCATCCAGATCGAGCCGATCTTTGATGCCGACAGCTCCGTGTTCTTTGACCTAAACGCCAAGCGCCAGGACAAGGCCGACGCCCGTTTCTGCTATGTCATCTACTCGATGACCTACGAGTCCTACAAGGAAGAGTGGAACGACGACCCGACCGACTGGCCCAAGATCATCCACCAGTATGAGTTCGACTGGTGCACGCCCGATGTGGTCTACATCGCGGAATACTACAAAGTCGAGGACGTCACCGAAACTATCCGCATCTTCCGAGCCATTGACGGCACCGAGGAGCGCTACAAGTCCAGCGAGTTCACCGACGACCCGGCCCTGGAAGAAACCCTGGCCGCCATTGGCAGCGTCGAGGTTCGCCAGCGCAAGATCAAGTCCCGCAAGATTCACAAGTACATCATGTCCGGTGGCAAGGTGCTGGAGGACTGCGGCTACATCGCAGGCAAGTGCATCCCCATCGTGCCGGTCTACGGCAAGCGCTGGTTCGTGGATAACGTTGAGCGCTGCATGGGCCACGTGCGCCTGGCCAAGGACGCGCAGCGCCTGAAGAACATGCAGCTGTCCAAGCTGGGCGAGATCAGTGCCCTGTCCAGCGTCGAGAAGCCTATCCTTACGCCTGAGCAGATCGCTGGCCACCAGCTCATGTGGGCAGAGGACAACCTCAAGGATTACCCTTACCTGCTGATCAACCCGATCACCAATGCAGACGGCAGTCAGACGATCAGCGGCCCGGTGGCTTACACCCGCAGCCCGGCAATCCCTCCAGCCATGGCAGCCCTGCTGCAGGTGACAGAGCAGGACATGCAGGACATTCTGGGCAACCCTCAGGCAGGCGAGAAGGTCGTCAGCAATGTGTCAGGCAAGGCCGTGGAGATGATCCAGCAGCGCCTGGACATGCAGACGTTCATCTACATGAGCAACTTCGCCAAGGCCATGAAGCGCTGCGGCGAAATCTGGCTGAGCATGGCCAAGGACGTCTACGTCGAGGAAGGCCGCCAGATGAAGGTAATCACCGACAACGGCGACACCGACTCAGTGACCCTGATGCAGCCGACCATCGACCAGGAGACTGGCGAGGTCAAGATGGCCAACGACCTGGGCGCTGCCAAGTTCGATGTGGATGTGGACGTCGGCCCGTCATCCAGCTCAAAGCGTGCTGCCACCGTGCGTGCCCTGACCGGCATGATGCAGATCACCCAAGACCCAGAGACCCTGCAAGTGCTGGGAGCCATGGCCATGATGAACATGGAAGGCGAGGGCGTTGGCGACGTGCAGGACTACTTCCGCAAGCGCCTGATTCGCATGGGGGTGGTCAAGCCGACAGACGCAGAAGCAGAAGCGCTCATTGCCGAGATGCAAGCCGCTGGACAGCAGCAAGACCCGAACGCGATCTTCCTGCAAGCCGCTGCCGAAGAAGCCGTGGCCAAGGCTGCCAAGGCACGTGCCGATACGGTGGAGACCATCGCAAGCGCAGAACTCAAACGCGCCCAGACGGCTGAGACCATCGCCAAGGCCAGCGAGATCGATCAGAACATCGCATTGACCACAATCGAGGCGCTGGAACAAGCCGCACTTGGCGATCAAGTGCAGCCTGTTGTCAGATGACATCGATATGGTGGAGAATGTGGGTACACGGTATCCATCCAGCCGTTTGAAGTGGATGAGTTAAATGGGGTATTTGAATGACTAAAAAGGCAGCAACAGGAGATGAGAACCTCGACGACGACACCTTGGTGATCGACGATCAGGAAAGCCAGGACGATTCTGAGAACGTGGGTGACGAGCAAAATTCCGGCACCGACCAGAACGACCAGCAATCCGGCGACGATCAAGAAGGCGACGACAACGAAGTGATCGTCTCCATTGGTGAGGACGCGCCACCTCCCGATGAGCAAGCTCACGCACCTGGTTGGGTGAAAGAGCTGCGTAAAGCAAACCGCGAGAAGGAAAAGCGCATTCGAGAACTCGAAGCGAAGCTGACCCAGACGACTGAGAAAAAGCCGGTCGCACTTGGGGCAAAGCCGAAGCTGGAAGATTTCGACTATGACGCTGACAAGTTTGAATCTGCCCTGACAGACTGGTTCGAGCGCAAACGCCAAGCCGACACTGAAGCCAACAAGCTGCAGCAGGCCGAGCAAGCGCAAAAGCAAGCCTGGCAGGAAAAGCTCGAAGGCTACGGCAAGGCGAAAGCTGAGCTGAAGGTGCGAGATTTTGAGGATGCCGAGGCCGTGGCCCAGGAACTCTTCAACATCACGCAACAAGGCGTCGTGCTGCAAGGTGCAGACAATCCTGCTCTGGTGATTTACGCACTCGGCAAGAACCCAAAGAAGGCGGCAGAGCTGGCCAAAATTGAAGACCCCGTAAAGTTTGCCTTTGCGGTAGCGAAACTGGAGAAGGAATTGAAAGTTACGAACCGAAAGGCAGCCCCTGCACCCGAACGCATGATCAGCTCAACTGGTCGAGTGTCTGGCGCGGTGGACTCAACCCTCGAACGGCTGCGCGAAGAAGCCGCCCGTACTGGCAACATGACCAAGGTCATCCAGTACAAGGCGCAGAAGCGTGCAGCTTCAAAATGACCATTTTTTAAGGAAAAATCATGTCTAATAGTTTCTCGAAAGAAGAACGCGTCGCGTTTGAAGACCTCCTCGAAGGCTTCCAAGACGCTCTCGTGCTGTCCCGCAACGTCTCGGTCTACAACACAGACCAGACAATGATGGAACGCGCCAACAACACCATCTGGCGTCCACAGCCCTACATCGCTCAGTCGATCAACAGCACACCTGGCACGCCAATCCCCGGCTACCAGGGCATGACTCAGTTGGCCGTCCCTGCGACTTTGGGCTTCAGCAAGACCGTGCCTTGGGAAATGACCTCTCTCGAATTGCGCGACGCTTTGCAAGAAGGCCGTCTGGGCGACTCCGCCAAGCAAAAACTGGCCAGCGACATCAACATCGCCATCATGAACGCAGCCGCTGGCTTGGGTTCTTTGGTTGTGCCAATCGCAGCTGCTGCTGGTGACTATGACGACGTGGCCCTGTGCGACGCCATCATGAACGAGCAAGGCGTGCCTGACTACGACCGCTTCATGGCCCTGTCCAGCCGCGACTACAACGGTTTGGCTGGTAACCTGGTTGGCACCGCCCGTTCGTTCGGCAATCAGAAGTCTGACAAGGCTTATGAGCGCTCTTACGTCGGCATGGTCGCTGGTTTTGACACCTACAAGATGGACTACGCGAACCGTCAAACAGCAGCAGCTGGCGGCGGCTCGATCACCATCGACACCAGTGGCGCAGGCACACAAGCGAACTACGCTCCTCAGGCAACATCGACATCCGTCGGCGGCCAGATCAACGTGGACAACCGCTTCCAGACCGTGACCGTCTCCTCGACCACCAGCGTGGCCGCAGGCGATGCCTTCACGATTGCTGGCGTGTTCGCTGTGCACCACATCACCAAGCAAAGCACTGGCCAACTCAAGACATTCCGTGTCGTGAGCGTGACCAACAGCACCACCATGGTGATCACTCCCCCGATCATTGGCGCACAGAGCGTTGCCACCGACGCCCAACTGCAGTACAAGAACGTGGAAGTATCGGCTCCATCCAACACAGCCGCCATCACCTTCCTGAACGTGAATGCCGCCTCGGTAAACGTGTTCTGGCAGCGTGACTCGCTGGAAATTTTGCCCGGCCGTTATGCCGTGCCTTCGGACGCTGGCGTCGCAGTGATGCGTGCCACCACCGACCAAGGCATCGAGCTGGTCATGCAGAAGTTCTACGACATTGACAGCATGACCATCAAGTACCGTATGGACACGCTGTTCGGTGTGGTGAACAAGAACCCCGAGATGTCCGGCATCTTGTTGTTCAACCAGTAATCTGGCAAAAGACTGGGGGGCTCCGGCCCCCCTTTCTGCATAGGAGACCAAAATGCCACTGACCAAAGGTTACTCAAGCAAGTCCATCGGCAAGAACATCTCCAAGGAGATGAAGTCTGGCATGCCTCAAAAGCAAGCCGTGGCCGTTGCACTCAACGTCGCTCGAAAGGCGGCCAAAGCTGCTGGCAAGCCAAGCAAAGCGCCAAAGAAGGCCAAGAAATGAAGGCCGGTCTGTACGCCAACATCCACGCCAAGCGTGAGCGCATCGAAAAGCAGAAGGCTGCAGGCAAGACGCCTGAGCGCATGCGCAAGCCTGGCACCAAGGGCGCACCGACCTCTGCAGCGTTCAAAGCCGCTGCGAAAACAGCAAAGCCCATGAAAAGAAAGGCCAAGTGATGCAAGACAACATCCTCACGCCCAAGTACCGCAAGAACAAAAAGCCCGTGAAGGTTCGCAAGCCATCCCGGCCAATCGACGGCATCAATCACCGTCTGTTGCGCGAGCAGGCAGCCGCAGCTGCAGCCGCACCTCAATCGCCCGAAGTCGTGGAAACCTCAGTTCCTGACGACAGCGAAGCTCCGACTCGCATCGAGCTGGTCGATAAGGCCAAAGAACTTGGCCTAACCTTCACCAAGCGCACCAGCGACGAAAAGCTGCTGGCCATGATCACCGAAGCACTCAACAAGCAGGAGGCCTGACATGGGTTACAGCAAGCGCCAATTCGTCGCGGCGGCATTTGAAGAGATCGGCCTTGCGTCCTATGTCTTTGACCTGCAGCCAGAACAGCTCCAGTCCGCCATGCGTCGCATCGATGCCATGATGGCCGACTGGAACGGCAAGGGCATCCGTCTTGGCTACCCACTGCCAAACAGCCCACAAGACAGCGATCTGGACGAGCCGACACTGGTGCCAGACTGGGCGAATGAAGCCATCATCACCAACGGTGCTGTTCGGCTTGCACCAGGCTACGGCAAGGTGGTGATGCCTGAAACCAAGGCCGTGGCCAAGGACAGCTACAACACTCTGCTGCAACGTGCCGCCATGCCGCCAGAGCAACAGCTCCCGGCCACCATGCCTGCTGGCGCTGGCAACAAGCCATGGCGCGTCTACGACAACCCGTTCATCCGTCCGCCTGTCGATCCTGTCGACGCTGGCCCAGACGGCCCACTCCAGTTCAACTAAGGATTCACCATGGCTTACATCAACCAACTGCCGCTGCTCGCTGTTGCCTCCCCAGGCGACCAGATTCCCGTCTACACACCGAACAACGGCGACGCCCGTCGTTTGCCCATTGGTGCGCTGTTGCAGTTCTTTCAGCAGAACTTTGCCAGCCCAACGCTGGCCACCAGCATTTTCACGCCAGGCACCGGCTTCAATGTGGCCGTGCCGACGCCCGTGGCGCAGCAGCAGTGGATGCTGATTCAGCCTGCTGGCACTTTAGCCGCTGGCACTGTGACCCTGCCTCTGAACACCCAAACGCCTGACGGCACCGAAGTGCTCATCACCACCACGCAGCAGATCACCGCCTTCACGTTGGCTCTGAACGGCGCAAGCGCTGCCTATGGCGACCCGACCACTCTGGCCGCTGAGGACTTCTTCCGCATGCGCTTCGTGCAGTCCACCAATAGCTGGTATCGCATCGCTTAACCCCACCAGGAGAAAACCATGTTCATTCAACCAAGCCAAACCACCAGCGACGTCGATGTGGTCTTGCCTGTTGGCGAGTACATCAGCATCGGCAACACCGGCAACGAGCCGACCATCGTTCAACTGCAAACAGCCTATCCAGGCCAGCAGTGGATTTACACCACCATCGGCACGCTGTCCAACAGCGCCCAGACATTCGGCCCGTACACGCAAGAGCGCACGATTCGCATTCAGAACCGCAATGCCACCGTGGAATACGACGTTGGCGCACAGCCCAAGCTGCGCGGCTTTCCTGCCCTGGTGCTTGGCAGCCTGACGCCCGTCAGCCTGGTCGAGCCTGCGGCAACGTTTGTTACCCTGACCTATGACGACGACTCTGGCAATGTTCGCCTGAACAGCGCTGGCGCTCATGGCCTGACCGCTGCCGTGGCTGTTGGCGAGGACGTCTATGTCACATGGAGTGGCGGAATCGGCGAGACAGGCTTCTACGAAGTCACCGGCCTAGACACCGACACCACCGGCACAGCCGTGACCGTTGACTTGCCTTACATCGACGCCACCGTGACGATCAGCATCGCTGCACCTGGCGTGGTGACCTGGACGAACCACGGCCTGTCGGTGAACGACACCATCCGCTTCACAACCAGTGGTGCTTTGCCCACCGGCCTGGCCATCAACACCACCTACTACGTCAAAACAGTTCTGTCGGCCAACACCTTCACCGTGTCGGCAACAGCTGGCGGAGCAGCCATCACAACCAGCGGCACGCAATCCGGCACCCAGACCGCATTGGTTTGGTACGGCACCGCAGTCGTTGCCGTTGCTAACACAGCCGTGACCCTGGCAAGTTTGACCGTCCCTGGCTGGTCGATGGGTGTTGGCGGCGGCATGGAGATCGATGCCCTGTACACCCTGACCAACAGCGCAACGGCCAAGAACATCGGCATGACCTACGGCGGTGGCGTCTTGATGGCTGTCAGCGGTGCAAGCAACGCCAGCGCCTGCGCTCAAAAGCTCATGTGCAACCGTGGCGGCTCGCAGATCATCAGCAACGCAGCCAACCAAGTCGGCCACGGCTTGTCAACTGGCGCAAACGTGGTGCTGAACGTGGATGCCACCCAAAACCAGACGTTTGCTTTCACCGCACAGCCTGCGGCAGCAAACAACGTGGTGCGCCTGGAAGCCTACAAGCTTATGATCAGCTTCTGACCATGGCTACCAAAAAAGACCCACGGCTGGAGCGCGTCGGCGTGCCGGGCTACAACAAGCCCAAGCGCACGCCTTCGCATCCCACCAAGTCGCACGTCGTTGTGGCCAAGGAAGGCGATCAGGTGAAAACCATCCGCTTTGGCCAGCAAGGCGTGTCTGGGTCTCCAAAGCGTGAAGGCGAGAGCAAGGCCGACAAGACCCGGCGCGAATCTTTCAAAGCCAGGCACGCGGAGAACATCTCCAAAGGCAAAATGAGCGCTGCGTATTGGGCAAACAAGGTGAAGTGGTAAGCCATGCAAATTCAAATCCTCAACGGCATCTACACCGACAACGGCCCTGACCTGCGCACGAGCTACCCGGTGAACATGGTGCCAGTGCCAAAGCAGTCCGGCATCAGTGCCGGTTTTCTGCGTCCTGGCGACGGCATTGTGGCCAATGGCACAGGCCCAGGCATTGACCGTGGCGGAATCAACTGGAACGGCGTCTGCTACCGCGTCATGGGCACCAAGCTCGTGACCGTGGCAAGCAATGGCGCTGTGACTGTGCTCGGTGACGTTGGCGGCCCTGTCAACACGCTGGTGACCATGGATTACAGCTTTGACCGCCTGGCCATTGCTTCCGGTGGCCGCCTGTACTACTGGAACGGCGCACTCACGCAAGTGACCGACCCCGATCTTGGCGTCGTGCTCGATGTGGTATGGGTGGATGGCTACTTCATGACCACAGATGGCACCAGCTTGGTCGTGACAGAACTGACCGACCCTCTGGTGGTGAACCCACTGAAGTACGGCAGTTCCGAAGTTGACCCCGACCCCGTGGTGGCATTGCTCAAGCTGCGCAACGAGATCTATGCGCTCAACCGCAATACCATCGAGGTGTTCGACAACGTTGGCGGCGAATTTTTCCCATTTCAGCGTGTAGATGGTGCTCAGATTCAAAAGGGCGTGATTGGCACCTTTGGTTGCTGCGTGTTCATTGAGACAGTCGCCTTCTTAGGCAGCGGCCGCAATGAAGCCCCAGGCATCTACCTCGGCGCAAACGCAACTGCCACAAAAATCAGCACTCAGGAAATCGACGAACTGTTGCAGACCTACACCGAGGCGCAACTGGCTGCGGTGAAGATGGAGGCACGCAACGACAAGGCGCACGAGCACCTGTATGTGCACCTGCCAGACAAAACGCTGGTCTATGACGCAGCCGCATCGCAGGAAATGCAGACGCAGGTCTGGTTCACGCTGACAACTTCGACTGTCGGCTTCAGCCAGTACCGTGCGCGAAACCTGGTCTGGGCCTACGACAAGTGGCTGGTTGGTGACCCGCAGTCAAGCGCCATCGGCTACCTGGTGGACAACATCGGCACGCATTGGGGCCAGATTGTCCGCTGGGAATTCGGCACCATCATCGTCTACAACGAAGGCAACGGCGCGATTTTCAACAAGCTGGAGCTGGTCAGCCTTACCGGCCGCGTGGCCTTGGGCATTGACCCGATCATCACGACCAGCTACTCGGTTGACGGCATGGCCTGGAGTCAAGACCGTCCGCTGCGCGTTGGCACGACCGGCAACACCACCAAGCGGCTGGCATGGTTCCAGCAGGGCCACATGCGCAACTGGCGCATCCAGCGCTTCCGTGGTGACAGCCAGGCGCACCTGTCCTTTGCCCGTCTTGAGGCACAACTTGAGCCGCTGGCCTACTGACAATGGCAACGCAAAAGCTCAACCTTACCCGCGACCAGCTTGCGACGTTCCTGAAAAATCAGGAGCAGATCAAGCAGTTTGAAAAGCTATTCCAGACAGTGGATACCTTGGAGCCGATTGTCGGCACAGACTTCGAATTTGCCGCCGATACAGCCCAGGCTGCTGCCACTGAGGCTCTAGCTCAGATTGCAGTTCTTACGCAGTCAACCGCTGTCACAGACGCCGTGTTTGAAGCAAAACTGCAGTTTGCATTGGATGCCATTCCGCGTTTGGCCCAAGCGCTTGAGCTTTTGGCATTGGCTCCTGTGCGCAACAATATCGAGCTGGAGCATGATGTAAACGGCATCCTGCCATTCGCCAATCTACCCGCATCCGTGCGATCTAACCAGGTGCTCACATGGCTTTCGATGTAATCACCCCGACCAAACTAGGCCAAGCGGCCATCACGACTGGCGTCACCACGCTCTACACCGTACCGGCAAGCACGCGCACGCTACTCAAGGAATTTAGCATTGCCAACACCACAGGAGCGGCCATCAATGTGCGCGTTTTCTTGGTGCCATCCGCAGGATCGGCAGGCACTGGCAATGCGTTCTTGTACGATGTTTCGGTTCCTGCAAACAACACGCTGCAGTACAACGGCATCGAGGTGCTGAACGCAGGCGACACCATTCAAATTCAGGCGGCATCTGCTGGCCTGACCATCATCGCCAGCGGCGGCGAAGCCACATAAGGAGATCGACATGACCGTTTCAATCAAGGTGCTAATCCCTGCCAAGCAGGCCGAAAACGCGCAGACCACGCAGTACACCGCTGTGAACTGCAAAACCATCATCGACAAGTTCACCGCCACGAACACAACATCTGGCAACGTGACTATCAGCGTCAACTTGGTGACCGTCAGTGGTTCTGCAGGCGCTTCAAATTTGATCGTTGACACTCGCAGCATTGCGCCTGACGAGACCTACACTTTCCCAGAGTTGGTTGGACAGGCTTTGGAGCCTGGTGGCTTCATTTCCACCATCGCAAGCGCAGCCACATCGCTGACCATTCGCGCCTCTGGCCGCGAGATCACCTAAGGAGAACACCATGGAAATGCCAAAGATCATGATGGCCGGATTCACTGGTTTGCCAGATTCAATGCCGTTCATCACCACGGCCGAGAACAAAAAGAACACCCAGACAGTCATCGACGACTGGATGCTTGGCCCTGAGAACCCAAGCAACGAGCCAACGGCCAACAAGGTCTACTGGGTTGCACTTGGCAAGGCCATGCAGGTGGACGAGAAAGAGGCCCGTCGTCGTCGCTGCTCGAACTGCGAGTATTACGACAACAGCACCTACAAACAGGCGATTATGGAGCGCATCCCGCGCAACGACTGGGACACCGACGCTGGTTTCCGTGGTTACTGCCGCAAGTTCGATTTCATCTGTCACGACCTGCGTTCTTGCCAAGCCTGGGAAGAGCGCGACTTTGAGATGGATTGACAGGCCATGCAAATGTGGGACAATACCGGCACTGAGCTGTCCGAGCTGCCAGTGGCTCACCCTTCACAGGAGTGCCCCATGAGCAATGCTGCGGTTCAGGAAATTGAGAAGCAAGTGCCAGCAGAGCACCTGCCGATCTATCGCCTGGAGGCCGAACTGCTCAAGTTGCCCCAGGTTGAGATGCCAGTCGATCACGACTTCTGCAATGGCCTCTACGCTCGCACCATGCACATCCCGGCTGGCACAGTCCTCACCGGCGCAGTGCACAAGGACGAGTCCTTCTTCGTTGTTCGCAAAGGCCACCTGATCGTCACCACTGACGACGGTTCGGCAAAGGTTGGCCCCGGCTTCATGAGCGTCACCAAACCACACACCAAGCGTGCTGGCGTTGCGCTGACTGACGTCGAGGTGACCACTTTTCACGCGAACCCAACAAACGAGACTGATCCAAAGACCATCTGGGACATGTACACCGTCCCGGCACCGGCTTTGGCTTTGGAGGCCGTCCAACACCCGCACCTGGAGGGCGCAAAATGACTTTTGGACTATCTGGAGCCGCACTGGCTGGCGTTGCCGTTGGCGGCGCGACGCTGGTTTCTGGCTACATGCAAGGCGAGGCTGCGAAAGACGCGGCCTCAACACAGGCTGGCGCATCGCAAGCTGGCATCGAGGAGCAGCGTCGCCAGTTCGACGTTGTGCAAAAGCTGCTGGAGCCGTATGTCACCGGAGGCACTGAGGCGTTCAAGCAGCAGCAAGCCCTGGTCGGTGTGCAAGGCCCAGAGGCACAGCGTGCTGCCATTTCTGCCATCGAGCAAGGCCCGGCCTTTCAGGCTTTGACAGAACAAGGCGAAAACGCCCTGCTGCAACGCGCATCTGCCACTGGCGGCTTGCGTGGTGGCAACGTCCAGGCCGCGCTCGCTCAGTTCCGGCCGCAAATTCTCAGCCAGCTGATTGAGCAGCAATATGGCCAGCTTGGCGGTTTGGCCAAGTTCGGCCAAGCATCTGCTGCAGGCACAGGCGCTGCGGCACAAGAAACAGGCAGCAACATTGCGTCACTTCTTGCAGCACAGGGCGCGGCAACGGCTGGCGGCCAGATGGCTGCAGGTAAGGCCTTTGCATCGATCCCGTCTGCCATCTCCGGCGGCCTGGGCATCTTCTCTGGCCTTGGAGGTAAATTCTGATGGCACTTCAACTACCAATGGCCCCAATCAACTACGGCATTGACGTGCCAGACCCGTCGCAGACATTCCTGCAGGCTTTCAAGACTGGCACGGCCATCACTGAAACCCGCATGGCTCAGGAGCAGGCACAGCGCCAGGCCGAGCAGCAAAAGACCGTTATGCAAGCCTTTGAGCGTCTGCGCCAGCCCGGCGCAACGGCCAAGGACTATGCCGATCTGGCCATGATGCTTCCAGAGACACAGGCCAAGGCCGTGCGCGAGAGCTTCGGCCTGATCAATGCCGACCAGCAACAAAACGCACTGCAGCGATCTGGTCAAGTGTTCTCGGCCTTCAAGTCAGGCAAGCCTGACATCGCTGTGAACCTGCTCGACCAGCAGATCACAGCACGACGCAATGGCGGCGACGAGGAAGGCGCGAAGTTCTTGGAGACATGGCGTGACGTGGCCAAGGAAAACCCAAAGGCAGCCGAGGATTACTTCGGCTTCACCATCTCGCAGATGCCAGGTGGTGACAAAGTCATCGAGAGCGCTGTCAAGCTGGAAGAAGACCGTCGCAAGGAGCAACTCCAGCCGTTCACGCTGCGCAAAGCCACATCCGAGGCCATCATCAAAGAAGCCGAGGCAAAGTTCGCGCCAGAAAAGTTTGGCCTGGAAATTAACCTCACGCAATCCCAAATTGATCAAGCCAAAGCGGCGCGTCGTGCTTCTGATGCTGCGGCCGCAAAGTCTGGCGCAGATGCAAAACGTGCCCAGGCAGAGGCAGATCAGATCAGCGCAGGCATCATTCCTGCCGACAAGCGACCAGAAACAGAGACAAAGTTCCGCAACGAGTACAACAACCAGACTAAGCCTTACCAAGAGGTGAAGTCGGCTTATGGCCGCGTGCTTTCTTCTGAAGACACCGCAGTTGGTGACTTGTCGCTGATCTTTGGCTACATGAAGATGCTCGACCCAGGCTCTGTGGTGCGCGAGGGCGAATTTGCCACAGCGCAAAACGCAGCTGGTGTTCCAGAGCGAATCATGAACGTCTACAACAAGGTGGCCAGTGGTGAACGTCTGAACAAATCACAGCGTGAAGCGTTCAAAGGTCAGGCTAAAGGCCTGTACAACAGCGCACTTGAAGGTGAGAAAACAGTCCGCACCGGTTTGGAGCGCATCGCAAAGGGTTATGGCTTGAAGACGGAAAACATCTTCTACTCGCCAACCGAAACCGCACCGACTGCGCCTGGCGCGCCTGCTCCTGCCGCACCCGGTACACCTACGCCAGCACCCGTCCAAGTGAGCGTCACGGCTCCCAATGGTCAGGTGATCACATTCCCGAACCAGCAGGCGGCTGACGCCTTCAAGAAAGCAGCAGGGATTCGCTGATGGCAACCGATTACGCAGCACTCGCACGACAGTTCGGTGGCACGGCCACCAGTCCCGCTGCGCCTGCTCCGGCAGCGCCTGCACCCGCACCTGCCGCAGCTCCAGCCGTCGACTATGCGGCCATGGCCACGCAGTTCGGCGGCCAAGCTGAACCTCAGAAGATGGGGTTCTTTGAGTCCGTTGGCGAGATGGTCACCGGCGCACGACGTGCAACGCCTGAAACCCAGGCGCTGCCTGAGTGGACTGGCATGCCAGAGCTGAACCAGATGAGCGTGGCTTCTTTGAAATCCGCCTTGGGCACCTTGGTTTCAAACCCACAGGAAACCGTGCAGATTTTGAAGGCCAACTTCCCAGGCATCGAGGCACGCCAAGACGCCAAGGGAAACTTCATCCTGAAATCGTCTGTTGACCAGAAAGAGTACGCCATCCCACCCGGCTTCTCAGTTGGTGACATTCCGCGTGCTCTTGGTGGCTTGCTGGCCTTCACCCCTGCCGGTCGCGCCACAACGCTTCCAGGTGCAGTTGCCGCTGGCGCTGGCACCCAGGCGGTGATTGAGGCAACCCAAGCAGGCACTGGTGGCCGCTTTGACACTGGCGAGGTTGTCACCGCTGGCGCTGCTGGTGGTGCTGGCCAAGTCGTGCAGCGTGCCGTGCAAGCAGCCGCACCTGCCGTGAGGCGTACCGTTCAGCGTGCCACAGGCCGTCCGGTGACTCCAGCGCCTGCAGCACCAGCTGCGGCCCCTGCTCCGGCCCCTGCTGCGCGAATTGAGCCAACGCTTGAGCCAATGCCTGCGCCAGCTGCGCCGACGGCTCCTGCGGCCCCTGCTGGTGCACCAATGGGCACGGCTATGGCACCCGAAGCTGCTCCTGTTGCTCAGGTGGCCACCGAGGCCTTCGAGGAAGTTGGCGACCTGGTGCGCAAAGCCTCCGGCAGCGGCCCAGGCTCTGCCGCAGCCAAAGCCAAGCTGGCCGACGTTGCTCAGGTAAACCCTGAGGCCCGTTCCGCAGCCGAGCGCCTTGGCATGGACTTGCCGTTCGACGTGTTCAGCGACAACCCACAGGTGCGTGCGGCCGTTGGCCTGACCCGATCTGTGGCCGGTGGTGAGGCTGAGGCTGCCTGGGTGAATACCGTGCGCACCGCAATCGGCAAGGCAGACGACGTGGTGCAGCAGTTTGACGCGGCCTTCATCGAGGGCCGTCCTGCTCCTGGCGCAACTTCTCAGCGCATCTTGGACAGCCTGAATTCGACACGCACGCAGCTGTTCAACGATGCTGACGTGATCTACAAACGTGTGGATGCCACCATTCCAAAGACCTCGACCGTTCAGTTCCCTCGCCTGACGCAAACGCTCGACGACGTGCTGGCCGAGGTCGGTGAAAAAGGCTTGTCCGCACAAGAAAAGAAGCTCTACGAGCTGGCCACTGACCCTGCTGTGACATACGGCCGCCTGCTGCGCGAGAAGAACCTGATCGGCCAGGCAATGGCTGGCAAAGAGTCTCCTTACGGCAACATGGCCGCAGGCGACCTCAAGCGCCTTTATGGTGCCTTGGCTGAAGACCAGCTGACCAACGTCGGCCAGATCGGTGGCGATGCACTGCGCCAAGAGTTGCGTGCAGCCAACCTGCTGACCGCCAAGCGCAAAGCCCTGGAAAACCGCATCGTCGGTGCCTTTGGCAAAGAGAGCGACGGCAGCGTGGCAACCCTCATGCAGTCGGCCATCAAGTCGGCAGCAAAGGGCGACGCGGCGCAGTTCAATAAGCTGATCAAGGTCGTGCCACCTGAGTTGCGCAAGGAGACCATCGCCACGGCCCTGGCATCCGTCGCAAGTTCTGGCCGTGCTGCTCAAGAAGGCGCGTTTGGCTTTGCCGAGTTCGCCAAGACATATCGCGGCCTGCGTGCCAACCCCCCTGTCTACAAGCAGGTGATCGAGGTGCTCGGCAAGGACGCAGACCCGGTGCTGCGCGACCTGTTCGAGATCTCTCGCAGGATCACCGACGCACGCGCCCAGGTGCTCACCACCGGCAAGGCCAACCAGGCGCTGGTGGAGGCCATGAAGGCCGAAGGCTTGATCGGCAAGGTCATGCAAAGCACGACAGCCCAACGCGTCGTCACAGGTGCAGCAAGTGCAATCCCTGGCGGCGGCTTCGTTGCACCCGACATCGTGCAGTTCATGTCCAAGGGCAACGCAGATGCAGTGAAAGCTGCCGGTAAGCTATTCGCCAGCGACGACTTCCAGAAGCTCGCCATCGAAGCGGCAACAAAGACCGAGCCAAGCCAGGCTGTGCTCCGTCGCACTGCAGCGAGCAAGGCATTTTCCGATTTTGCAAACGCAGCAAAGCTGCCACAATCCCTGGACGCGAGAGTGCAGTGGCTGCAATCCGCTGTCCAGACAGGACGCCAATTTGACCAGGAGAACCAGTAATGTCCGCACTCAGCATTCAGCCCACCTATCCGATTTTCACGGACATCGATGGCCAGCCTCTTGAGGCTGGTTACGTCTGGATTGGCACTTCCAATCTTGACCCTCAAACCAACCCGATCAACGTGTATTGGGATGCGGCACTGACCATCGCAGCTCCTCAGCCAATCCGAACTCTGGCTGGCTACCCATCGCGCAATGGAACGCCTGCCCGCCTGTACGTCAACAGCGACTACAGCATCCGAGTCATGAACCGCAATGGCAGTGTGGTGTATAGCGCACCAAGCGCAACTGAACGTTATAGCCGTGCCGTGGTTGACATTACATTTATTCCATCTAATCAAACTGGTGATGGTGTTCAAACAATTTTTGCCGTTACATCTGAGCCATCGTTTATCTATATCAATGGCGTCTACCAAAACAAAAACACTTACACGTTTGCATCTGGAAACGTCACGTTTTCAGAGGCACCACCCATTAACTCGGTTATCGAGTTTTTGATTTAAGGAGACAGCAATGCTGAAAACAGTTTCTTCAATCGTTAATGCTCTTGGAGCTTTGAACTATAAAGGCACATGGAATGCCAGCACCAATTCGCCTGCTTTGGCATCTGGTGCTGGAGCCAAGGGCGATTACTACGTGGTCTCTGTTGCTGGGACAACAGCACTGGACGGAATCAGCAATTGGGGCGTTGGTGATTGGGCCACGTTCAATGGCAGCGTTTGGCAAAGAGTAGAAGGTGGTGCAGATCTAAATGGCGTGAATTTGTCTGTTTCAGGCGCAAGCGCACTTGCTGGAAACGTCACGTTTTCAGACAACTTGACACAAGGCAGCCAAGGCAAGGGTGTCAATTTCAGCGCCAACAGCAACGCACCAGGCATGACCAGTGAATTGTTAAACTGGTACGAGGAGGGGACTTGGATGCCGACTAAAGGCGCGGGGCTTACTGTTGTTGGCACGTTCAGTTCTTCGGGTACATACACGAGGGTTGGCAGGCTTGTGACAGTAACTGCTGTTCTTAACGCCACAACATCGCTTGCACTTAACTCTACTGGCGGCGTTCTTTGCGGTGGTTTGCCTTACAGCGGATCTGGTCAATCAATTGGTGCTGGAACAAACGGAGCGCAGACTGTTGCTTACTCTGTTCTTTCAAATGACACAAGATTGTTTGGGACTACCGCAATTGCCGCAAGTGCGTCTTTGACGTTTACATGCACATACACTGTTTAAGGAAAAATCATGAGTCTCACAAAAGTTTCTTACTCGATGATTGACGGAGCTTCTGTCAACGTCTTAGACTTTGGCGCTGTTGGTGACGGAGTGACTGACGACTCTGCGGCCATTTCAGCTGCAATTGCATATGGTGTAACGAATCAAACGGCTGTTTACTTTCCAGCAAAAATCTACAAAATTGCGACTCCTGTTCCATTGACTGGCCAAGTCTATCTTTACGGAGATGGTGGATTCAATAAGTCGTGTTTGGTTGGTCACAGCACATCCATATTTACCTACGCATCGTTAGATAACTGCGTATTTGAGAAATTGTCCTTTTCTGCCGCTGTTGCTGGCTGTTCTGCGTTTAAGCAAACAGACCTAACTGTTTACACGTTTACATGCGTGTGGCGCGATTGTGATTTCTTTTACTCATTGACTGAGTGCATTTATGGAAATTTGCAGCAAGCCACAATAGAAAGAAACACGTTTGGTTACCACGGCCCATCTGCACCATCACAGACTGCCCACCGGCACATCTACTGCAAAGGCGATTCTGCGATTGGCAACACGGCAAACATAAACCGGATCATTGACAACAAGTTCTACAACGCAAGTGGAGTCACAGAGTCTTGTTATTTTGAGTCTGGTTATCGGTTGAATGTTTGGGGTAATGTGTTTGAAACAAACACATCAAGAGCATTGACACTGGCTGGAATGTCAGACATCAGCATCTTGGGCAACTGGTTTGAAAACAATAACAGCCAATTTTGCATTGCATTAACGAACAACACTCTCAATAGCATTGGCAATTATGTTGTTGACATCAACAACAACAGATTTGTCAATAGTGTTTACAGCGGCGGTTATGTGGCACTTGTTACTGGAGCTGGCAGCATCAGCTCTTTCAGCTATAACACCGGAACTGGATTGTGGTATGAAGTTACTCCTGGAAATGGCAGAATAGTAAAAGCAGACAACAACTTTTTTATTGGGCCAACACCTGTAGTTCCGAGCACATGCAGGCCATCAATTTCAGGATTTGATTTTATTGCTGATGACGGTTATACAGTGCGTGCGAACTGGACGGTTGGTACAGGAAGTCCAGAAGGATTTGTTGTGGCAAGTCCAGGAAGCCTTTACAGCAATCTTTCTGGTGGTGCGAGCACTACTTTGTATGTTAAACAATCTGGAACTGGTAACACAGGATGGGTGGCAAAATGACAAAAATTTATCGTGACGCAAAAGGTAATTGCATCAATATTGGAGAATGGGATTACATGTACGAAGAGAAAATCGTGCATAAAGCATCTGACTTTTCAGATTTGACGTTTGAAACAAATATTGATGATTACAAACCAAAAACTGTAATTGTTGCAAGAAATCCAATGCCAGAATTTGCCTTTGAGGATGAGGCTGAAGTGGTTGTTGGAATTGATGGCAGCTTATATTTAGCTGACGATCCACGCGTTAGCCAGTCAGAAGAAGTGATGTCAACATACAACGCAGCCACTGCTGCACGAGGAATCTGATATGTCTACCAATTCGCAAATCGCATTTAACCCCCAAGGCAAGACAGTCGTTGTCGCTGCCGCAGGCACAGCCCCCACAGGCGTGCAGGCTCCCGTCTATGAGAAGTTCAACCCCCAAGCCACAGGCCAGTACCGCTTTGTGAACGCTGGCACGAACACCGTGTTCTTGGGCACTGGCCCGACTGCTGCCGCTGCTGCCGCTGCTGCCGTTGCACCTGTTGCTGGCACGCCTTCGGATGCCATCGTCCTGGTGCCTGGCGCTGTTGAGGTGATTCGCTTCAACAAGGACACCTTCTTCAGCGGTCTGGCCTCCGGAGCGACCACCGTCTACGTCACCCCAGGCGAAGGCCTGTAAATGTTGGAGGCCGACGTCATGGCGGATGGGAACGAGATCGACTTGGTGAAGTACGGCGTGCTCTGGCAGAAAGTCCAGGACATGGATAAGAAGGTGGACAAGATGGAACGCAACGTCGAGGAGCTGCTTGCGCTCGCCAACAAAGGGCGCGGCGGCTTCTGGATGGGCATGACCATCGCGTCGTCTGTTGGCGCAGCTGTGGCGTGGGTTGCCAGCCATATGAAGGGTGGATGAAATGGACTGGTCGGACTACCCAAACTTCACAAAGGCCGAGTTCGACTGCAAGCACTCAGGCCTGAATGGCATGCTTCCTGACTTTATGGAGCGCCTTCAGGCCTTGCGCACTGAGTATGGTCGGCCCATGACCATCACCAGCGGCTACAGGCACCCCACACACCCTGTGGAGGCCAGGAAGCTGCGTTCTGATGGCGAGCACACCCGTGGCATGTGCTGCGACGTTGCGTGCACCTCTGGCAGCGACAGATTCGACTTGATCCGCCTGGCGCTCAAGCACGGATTCCACCGCATCGGAATTGCCAAGAACTTCGTGCACCTTGGCCTGGGTGGCCATGGCCTGCCGTCCAACGTGATCTGGGAGTACCAATGATCTGGCAAGCACTCATCCCCGTGATCGGCACCGTCCTCGAGAAGGTGCTGCCCGACCCACAGGCCAGCGCAGAGGCCAAGATCAAGCTCATGGAGCTGGCCCAGAAAGGCGAGCTGGCCGTGCTGGACGCAGAGACCAAACTGGCGCTTGGCCAACTTGATGTCAACAAGGTCGAGGCAGGCACCGACATGTTCCGTGGTGGCTGGCGTCCAGCAACCGGCTGGGCGTGCGTTTTTGGCCTGGTGTACCAGTTCCTGCTTCAGCCTGTTTTGCCGTGGCTGGTGGCCGTTTGTGGCGGTTCTGTGCCGCCTTTGCCACCCATCGACAATGAAACCCTGATGGTCTTGCTGACCGGCATGTTGGGCCTTGGTGGACTTCGCACCTTTGAGCGCATCAAAGGGAAAGCCTGATTGCAGTTGTCTCCAGCGGCTTCGGCCGCCTTGCCCGGTCTCTGTGCCGGGCTTTTTTCTATGACCGACGTTTCCGACCAAGCAACCATCCGAGAAGAACAAGAACGCGAGGCCTGCCTGCGCACCGCCAGGGAGCCGCACCAGCGTTTGCAGCCGACTGGCCTATGCCACTACTGCGAGGACGTTGTGGCCGACGACAGGCGCTTCTGCGGCCCTGAGTGCCGAGATCAATGGCAGGCACATTCAAACGCCAAGCGGCGTGCTGGTCAGCTGTAATCCTGAACCGTGCCGCAGTTGGCGCACATGTGACCTTCAGGCTTGATGTAGAACAGCTGGTTGCCGCATCTGCACTCGCGCACCATGTCGCCAACCTTGGGCGCAAACTCAAACTTCCACAGGCCTTTGTGTGTGTGGCACTCTGGGCACTCAAACCGCGTCTCGCCAACAGGAGCGACCGCCATCCATTCGTGGCCACACTGAAGGCAGAAAGCCTGTCCAGAGCCGTGCGGGTCTGACTTCGGCCGAAGCTCGATCACGTTGCTCATTGCTGCTCCTTCTTTGCGAAGTCCTCGCACTTGCGCTTCCAGCCCCACGAATCCTTGAGCCAGTACACAGGCGCGTAAAAGCGTGGCTTGTGCAGCATGGCGCAGATCAGCACTGGCTTTGGCAGCGCTCGCATGGTTGCGTGCTTGCACTCGTCGCAGTGCTGGGTTTTCATGCGTCCCCCTTGATGCCGTGTGCGGCTTCGATGGCTTTGGTCATAAATTCACGTTCCAATAATGCAGCTTGGTCATCTCAAGCACGCCGATTACGGTGGCCACAGTCATGTGGTCATACTTGGGGGAATTGACCAGCTCGCGGATGTCATTCATCAAGTCAAGCCCCATCGCCTTTTGATCGGACGATGGGATGACGGTCAGTTTCGGCTTGTCGTCTATGGTCATGTGTTCTCCTTGATGCCGTGGGCGGCTTCAATGATCTGCTTGATCTCCATTGCGCTCAGAAGAATCTGCGGGCTTTCGTGCGGGTTTGACCTTGCGTAGACGTAGCTGGCCAAGTCCCATGCGCTTTCTTCGGTAATCGTCAGCGGCTTGCGCTGTGCGTCGTGCGATGTCTGGTCAAGCATCACGGTTCGCGCCAATGCTTCGCACGTTGGGCATAGTTGTGGGGCGGTGTACAGGGGTGTGTTTGAGTTGTATATCCGCGCAGGGTCTGTCGGTAGGATGACGCATTGCCCTCCGTAATACCCAGACACAACTGCCACAGGCTCTTTCTGTTCTGGCTTTTCGATGGCGTCCACATTAACCATCTGGCTCTGAAAGTAAACCGCAAAGCTGGCCCGTGTGTCGTCACCGAACGGCATCTTGTTGACCCGCTGCATCATCTCCATCATGGCGCTGTTCCATCCAGCCAAGAACACGTGCAGCGCTGCGTCGTTGTCGGACAGTTGCAAGTGCCAGAACTGGTCTTCAAAGTGTGCAAACGGGTTCATCAGTACGCCTCCTCGGTCATGGCCTCTGCGATTTCCTGCTCGATGCGCTGGCGATCGTCGTCGGTGAGCTTGCGCTCCAGCCAGGCAGCCGGACGGCCTCGACGGTCGAGCACGTCCCACTCGCTTTCGCTGTAACCGTAATAGTCCATGTCGCTGGCTGCGTTGTAGGAGTACGACCCGCTGACACAGTCAAAGTGCGTCACACCGATCAGGCAAGGGATGCCAGCCACGCGGCTTTCGATTTCGGTGATGTAGCTCATGACGACCACCATGCAACCAACAAGCAGGCCAGGCCGACACCGATGGCAACGGCCAGAAGGAACCCGGCAGCGGCTTCGCAGCGGCGCTCGGTCTTGCTGATGAACAAACGGCGCTTGATCTCGGCGCTGTATGGGTACTGAGTGTGCTGGTGATGTTTCATGCTTTGCTCCTTGGTTAAGATGACCACATCCTACCACATACAACCACAAGTGCAAGTATTAGGATAAACCCTATAAATCGACGATTTCCACGTCGTGCGGTCGCTTCTTGCCGTCCAGGATTTCATGCAGGCGTTTCTCTGTCAGCCGGTGGCAGCGCACCATAACCCGAGCAGGCAGCACCTCGATCAGATCTGAATAGTCCTGCAGGATCGCACGCACGGCCACGATGCCTGCACCGTCTAGGCGCAGAGTTTTGCCTTCCTTGTTTCGCCTGCCTGCCATGGCCAGCGCGGTGATGGCGTCCATCAGCAGGCCGCTGTCGTCCTGGCAGACCTTCATGTCGACCACCAGCGTCTCAACCAGGTTCACAGCGTCAGAACAGAGCCTCCAGTCGTTTGGTGTTGGATGATCGCCTTGTTCGAGCTGGTGCAGGGCTTCGTACATCTTGGTGAGCTGGCCAACCCGCCAAGCCTCTGGCAAAGGCTCGGTCGGGCTGGCGGTCATCTCATCCAGCAATGTGTAACGCTTCGGGCGTGGCTGGCGCTTTGGTTTTTTCACACGAACCCCGACAGGTCTGGGGCCGTCCACCCGCTTGGCTTCCCAATTTTCCCGCCTGGCAGGATGACTGGCTTGCCATCGACCAGCTTGGCGTCATTGCTGGTCAGCACAGCCTGATCGGCTCCGCGTTTGTCAAAGCCTGCCAGGTACGCCACACCGTTGCCGGTGACCTCGCTGTCGCACAAAGCATCCAGCGCCTCGATGCGGTCGCTTGGGTTAATGCTGGCCATGACCAGACCCTTCTTCAGACCGTTGGCCACACGCAGCAGGTCGGCCACGCTGCGCTCCAGGCTTGCCGCGTCTTCAAATGAATCAAAGTCCACTCGCATCAGGAACTCAATGAACTCCTCAAGGTGGCATCCGATCTGCACCGACAGCGCAGCAGCCCCAGGAACCTTGCCGCAGGCCTTCAGCCAGGCCGCTGTGCGCTCGAAGTTGCTGGCTTGGGCCTCGGATACTAATCGCTCGTTTCGTGCGCGTAAAAGCCGGTTCTCGTATTCCAGCTCGGCCACCAGCATGTCTAGCTTCATCTCGTCTTCGGTCATGGCTTGTACTCCAGGATGCTGAATGTCTTTTCAACTCGGTCAAGGAACACAGCCATCGCTGGCCGTGAACCGCAGGAAAGTGCCCGGCACGCGGCCAGGTGGATGGATGAAGGCCGAAGGACGGCCATCAGGACATAACGCTTGTCCATCAGTATCTCCAGATGGTCACATCGACCACCCAAAGGCACAGACAGAACTGGCCTTGGTGAATTCCGCACACAAACAGCGGCCAGCGGTGCGTGAACCAC